GTCATAGCAACGCCAGAACAACCCTCGAAATTTACTCCCACGTAACAAAAAATCAGCAAGAAAAATCTGCTGAAAAATTCGCGAAATACATCAACTTTTAAATAGTATGGTCAGAAGTATGGTCAAAACAAAAAAAGAAGCGCTAAACCCCTTGATATAAAGGAATTTAGCACCTTGTAATTATTTTGCATAGTCTATCTAGGGTAGTCCTAACCTATTCTAGATAGACTCAAATGCAACCATGTCGAAGTTTATTCTTCAATTCGAAGTTCTAGATTATTCTAGTTTCTTCTATTATATATGGTCAAAGTATGGTCATTTCATTCTTAATAATTTGTTCGCTTTACAACCAGAACATACGTTCGTATAATGTCGATGAGGTGAAGGTTATGATTTATGATGATGAGTCAGCAGAAAAGCTTTTTTTAGAGGCCAAAAGCGTTTATGAGGATAGGGGCATGTGAAATGGTTGACAGGATTCTTTTTATCCGATCACACTGCAGCAAGCAAAAAGATGTTGCTGAACGATCACGAGTCAATGAACAAAAGCCACAGATGTACCCTCACGAAATACAACACGTTTTAGAGCATGCTCGCTTAAAAAGACGCCCTGTCGCAATTCAGCTAGAACAGCTAGATATGGAAGGTAAATATTTAGATGATGTGGTAGGTATGATAAAAGGCTATGACGAATTAGGAATCTACATTGATGATCAAAAAGTAGATTACGATGAAATACGACATGTAGAGTTGTACGACTGGCACAAACGGAGTGAGCTGAAATGAACCCTATTTTGCTCTACGAACAAGGCTATATACCTTTTTCTACATTACAAGACTTATTGTGGGATTTTGGACCAAACAGTATTTTTGAAGTCGGTGAAAAATGTTTTGAGTTTTACTGCAAGAAAGCTAACGGTTTTCACAATTTCGATTTATATATTCTTAGATATGGGAGTGGTTTAAATGATGAGCATGAGTGGTTTAGTGAGTAGTATTAAAATATTGAAGCTTTCCGAACGTCCTTTAGTCTATTTTAAGTTGGATGATCAACCTTGTTTGATAGCTAGTCATTCCTTAAATTTTTTAGCTGATGTGGAAAATGGTATGCAAATTGCTATTGCTGGTGAATACAATTCTAGGAAACAATTTATCGTGAAAAAATACGGCGTGCTTGGTAAAACAAAGATAATGATAGAGTTCGAAAAATTATCAGTTTAATTTTCTATTCTGGATGTTAAAATAATAATGAATTAATTATTTTAACGAAAGAAGGTTTTGTTTTGAAAAGGATAATAAAATACAGTGCAATCATTTTATACAGTAGTCTTTTAGGCTGTGTTGCTCTAAATACTGATTACAATATCGGTTCTCAACATGCTAATGTAGCTTATGCTGCAAAGAAAAAAACACCCCTCAATTCAAATAAATCAATTAAGAAGTATCTAAAAAAACAAACTCATGCTTTGAATATTTTAGAAGTGAATGGATCATACACAGAAAAGGAAACTATACGGTTCAGATTACTCTTGATGCTGATGCTAACGGAATGAACTATGCTAAAGACCAAGTCATTCAAACAGTTAAAATATTAAACAAAAAGAGTCTTAAAAATTTCTCTAACGTTGGCATTAGTGTAAAAGCCGATATGACTGACGGAGATAAAGGATACGCAATCAAATCAGACTGGGATCCAGAGTTCATAAATTCCAACAAAGCAAAAACAGTTCGATTAAAAAATGTCGATCAACGTGCAAAATCTTGGTGGCAATTAGAAAACTAATTAAAACCAAAAAAACACCCTCCACAACCACCTAAGGCTGTAGAGGGTGTTTGCTTTACTTAATATCGTGATACCAGCGAGTTTCATAGAAATCTTGGAATCCACCAGCTGTGTTACCTTTTGGATCGTTTGTCGCACGCATCAGCACGATGACTGAATGTCCTTTAAGCGGAGCTAGGTCAAATTCTGTTTTGAATCCGACTTGATCATAAGACAACCCGAATGCTTTTTTGACATCTGGACGAGCAATTGGCTTCACTTCTTTTCTAGCCAGTTCTTTGTTTTTCACTCGATCCATAATGATGATAAACTCGTGATTAGAAACTGTAGTGTGCCAACCCTCAACGACAAGTTTATTTCCCACTGGTCCAAATCGGTCTAAGTGAGCTTTGTTTTGTAGAAATTTAGGATCTTGCAAGATTGAAAAATGCTGACCTGCCGTTGTTGGATCAGCTGCTGGAGATGGCTTTGGTGGTTGCGGTGCAGGGCTTGGAGTGCTTCCAGATTTTACTCCAGCATATGCGTCCCAAACCTCCTTATCACCGTAAAATACATTCAAATCTAATCGGCCACTCCAACCATTCAATCGGCCATTTGATGTGTATTGATACATCGCTGTTGATTTCCAGTAAGGAGAAGCTGGCGGATTGGGCTGAGAGTAACCTTGTGGCGCATCAGATCCGTAATTAGCTACCCACAAACCATAATCAGCATTTGCAATGCTGCTAAAGTTGTAGCTGTTTAGAACGGCTGTATACGTATAAAACAAAGGTTTCACACCCGTCTTACTTTGTACGTGATCTAACCAAGCTTTCGCCCATGCGACATCACCTTTATTGTCAGATTCCCAATCTAAAACGAGAATAGCCTTTCCGATATATCCTTGAACATTCTTCAAGAAGAAATCTGCTTCTTGTTGTGCTGTTCCTTGAAAGCCCAACTCATGTGCATAATGGTAGACAGCTACTTTTTTTCCACTTTTAATTGCTTGTTGGAAAGCTCGATCGCAATCAGGGTTTACATAGCCAGTCCCACCGGTCGCTTTGATAATGACAAAATCCGCTGCTACACCATTTGCTCCAACATTAATACCAGTCTGCCAACTTGCGATATCGATTCCATTTAATGACATCTTATTTTTCCTCCTTTTCGTTTGTATCTTTTAATTTAGAGAACCTTTCTTTTATCCAATCTGGAAAAGGCACGCCTAGTTGCCCTAAGTTTTCAACAATTGAAATACCATAAACTGCAATGTAGAAGAATACAAAGCTTGTCGCAATTGCTTCAAATCCCATTATTTTTAAATATGGATAAGCAACAATTACTAAACAAATAACTAATAGATGCTTAACAATTCCTAGTAATCCTTTCGTACTATTCCCTTCTTTGACAAAAAAACCTTTGCACAATCCAGTTACGATATCCCCAAAAACAAGCCATACAAAAACCTGTAAATATCCATTACTCAACAAATTCTTAAATTCATGTAGTAAAACTCCGTTGTCTAAAATCACCAATTTGTACCACCCTTCCTTAGAATTGAAAAGCCTCGTCTGAAAACGAGGCTAAAAAAATAAGCCTAAAAGGCTTCTCCAGTAATTCGCTCAAATTGTGCTTCAGTGATGCAGGTAGGAACAAACTCCCTTACTTGCTTCGTTGTGAAGCAGCCCCAATCAAACATCATCTTAACGTCAGTGTAAGTAAACATTATTCAGCACCTCCGATTTGCGTTTTTAGCGTTTCAATTTCTTTATTGATTGCCACATCATTCAACATTAATTTGGCATTCAGTTGCGCCATAGAATCAGTTTTTGCAGTTAGTGCTGCATTGGATTCTTTTAAAGCTGTATTATCAACTTGAAGCCCAGCAGAAATGTTTTCCAATAATTCAATTTTCTTTGAGTAATCTTGTGTGACTGCTTCTTCCCATTTATTTTCAGTAAAGTTGAAGAATTGAGATTGTTCATTTTCTAATCCTTCAAGCGGTTTTACCTCCACAAACGGCAAAGCTGTAGGAAAATCAGCCGCTACCTCATGAATTTCAAAGCCGATCGGATAAAGAACTTTGTATATTTGTTTCATTGATTATTCCCCTATAATTTATTTTTGGCTAAGTACGTGACTGTTCCAGCGTACCAGGTATCTTTTGTTAGAGTAGAATGCGCGGTTAAAGTTGCACCGCTTGCAGTAATTTTAACCAAACTTGTAGTTCCACCAGTATTAGTTAAACCAAAATACTGACCTTCCGATGTATCTGCCTGAAAGTCTGCTGCGATCCCCCAAATGATTGATTGATCTTTTGCAAAATCTTTGTCTGCTCGCGTTTTGAAGTTAAATACTACTTGAACCACATCGCCGTAGCGTACAAAGGTAATATATCCACTTGCAATTTCAGTTGGAAAATCTGCGTTGGAATATTTTATAGTAACTACCCCTTTATGAGTAAGAACATTATTCCCTTTTGACTTTACGCCGTCTTGAAAATCCTTTATTCCAAGAACAGTTTCGTTACCGATTGCCTTAACCAATTTTCCATCAACACCGTCAATTGCATTGGCATGAGTTTTAAGATATTTAGGTACTCCATCTTCTTTTAGTTGTACAATATCCGACATTAAACTTCGCCTACTTTCTCAAATGTAATATTGTTTAATCCGTCTAACTTAGTCTTATCCGCAGCCGACATCAGTCCGTTTGTTGAAGTTGTCGCAACAGCAGTTGTAGTAGCATTTGTTCCAGGATCACCCTTGTCACCTTTTGGAAGAACAAAGTTGAACTTTGCAGCTGAAATCGTACCTGCATTGGTAACTGAAGCAGTCGTTCCACTTGTTACGGTTCCTACTGTGATTGTGGCAGCATTTCCCGGATCACCTTTATCTCCTTTGAGTAATGTGGGTTTGCCTTCGATTGCCTCCCAATGTGATTGAGGATAGACCTGCACCCCATCCTGTTTCACTTTTACAATATCTGTCATTTATTTAAACCTCCCCTACCTTTTCGAACGTCATACTCGGAATCTTAGAGTCTGCATAAGCTTTGGCGTTTTGATTAGGCTTCGCTTGCCTTTTGATTCAATCATACTCTTGGCTAA